AGATTCTACTTGTGCTACTTGATCATTCTAGCGGAATACGGTAAGCCTCTGGATGCAACGAACTTGAACGGGCTCTTAAAGACGCTAGACAGCCAAGTTTATAACATTATGTGGACTACTGAAAGACGCAGCAAATAAGGAGCAGTTATGGCTAGTTATGTTTTTGACATTGAAGCCAACGGTCTTCTAGTGTCTTGCACAAAGCTACATTGCGTAGTTCTTAAAGAGCTTGACAGTAAAGAGGTTTTTAAGTTTAGACCAAAAGAAGACGGTTGGGCGTACCGCCTGGAAGAAGCTGAAATCACTACAGGCCACAATGTCGTTGGCTATGACCTCCCCGCTCTCAAGAAACTGACAGGGTTTAAGTTGCCAGACAGTGTTAGAGTGCATGACACAGCGATTCTTTCGAAAGTCCTTAATTATCGGCGCTTCGGCTATAGACCTCACTCTCTGAAAGTCTGGGGTGAACACCTTGGTTTCCCTAAAATTGACTTTAATGAGTTTGAAGAATTCTCGGAAGAGATGCTTACTTACTGCGTTGGCGATGTTGAGCTTAACTATCTTGTGTACTATGCACTAGTAGATGAACTGCAGCGTGCGCTAACAACCAAGAAGGGCGAATACCTAAAGACATACATTAAAGCAGAACATGCGACAGCTGAGTGGTGCGCTGAGGCAGAGCTTAACGGCTGGCCTTTTGATGTTGAAGGTGCACTAGCGCTTAAGGAAGAGCTAGATGAAAAGATAGCTGTGTCCACAAAAGCCCTGGAGCCTAAACTAGGTCTCAAGATTATCGCTGTAGATAAAGTGAAAGGAGTAGTGCCTCCTAAGTCGCCCAAATGGACTAAAGAGGGCTTTTACTATGCTCACACAGCAAACTGGTTTGATATCGACCCTTGTGAGGGTCACCCTAGCATGAGTAGACCAATTGAAGGCGATTACTGTAGAATAGAAGTGGAGCCAGTGAAGTTAAGCTCACTGACCGACATGAAAGTCTGGCTAAATTCTGTAGGATGGGAACCGACTGAGTTCAACTACAAGCAAACCAGGGTTAATGGCAGGTTTGAAATGATACCTATGTCGCCTAAAATTACTGAAGAAAGCCTTGAGTTTCTTGGAGGTGACGGCAAGCTCTATCATGAGTTCCTAATGGTAAGTGCCAGGGTAAGTATCGTGAACACTTGGCTCGAAAGCTTTGATGAGAACGGTAATCTTCATGGAAGCTGTAATACTATCGGCACACCAAGCATGAGGGCAACTCATAAGACTATCGTGAATGTGCCCTCACTTGATTCAGCTTATGGTGCAGAAATGCGCTCACTTTTCCGATCAAAGGAAGGATGGAGGATTGTTGGCTGTGACTCTAAAGGTAACCAAGCTAGAGGTTTAGCGCACTACCTAGGGAATAAAGAGTATACTGACATTTTGCTTGAAGGTGACATTCACCAGTATAACGCGGATAAGCTTACAGATGCTTTGCACTCTTTAAATTACACAGTTGACGTTCTTATGGAGAAAGGTTTACCTGAAGGGCGTGTCCCAAGATCTGCAGCTAAGCGTGTATTCTATGCGTTACTGTTCGGTGCATCAGGGGCTAAGCTCTGGCTGTATATCTTCAAAGAAGTGAACGCAGAGAAAGGTAATAAACTCAAGAACGCTTTCCTTAGAGAAGTACCTGGATTCGATGGCTTAATTAAGTCGTTAAACAAGACTTTTTCTGTGACAGTAGCAAGAGGCCATGGGTATATCCCTTCGGTTGTAGGTAGTCGCGTATACGTGGATAGTCGCCATAAACTACTAGTGTACCTCTTACAGTCTTGTGAGAAGATAACTTGCGCTACAGCAGTTATGTTGGCTATGGAGCAATTCAAAAAAGAAGGAATACCTTATATTCCGCTAATATTCATGCACGATGAGTTCCAAGTAATGGTGCCAGAAGAACATGCTGAGCGCGTTGCTAAGATAGGCGCGTGGGCGTTTAAGAGAGGACCAGAGCTATATGGAATAAACATCATGGATGGTGACAGCAACATCGGCAATACATGGAAAGAGACACATTAATCTACTGTCAGATAACAGTCAAATAAAGGACAATGATATGGCACATTTGATTATAGACGACCCTGCTGTAGCGCTAGGGATGGCGCATCAAGACTTAGAAACAGCGCTAGACGATGCAGGTCTTTACTACGACGATATTGTAGGGTACGGGAACTACATCCTAGATGTTGAAGGCTTTGACCCTGAAGACAAAGAGAGGATAAGTGAGATTATAACCAATGTCTACAAAAGCTATGGCATATCTTCTGTAGCTTTCGCCCCTTTTGATAAAGAGAGTTTTGGAGAAGACGACGTATTCAGGCCTTCTGCAACGGTCAGTCAAACTGATAAAATGACTGCGGCGCTCTTAGCGACTTTAGAAGAAGAAAATATAACAACCTTTGAAATCAAAAGAGAAGTTGAACACTAAGCAAACAAGGAAACTCAAAGCATGGACAGATTAGATTTACTTAGAATCAAACTTATGGAAGAATGCGCTGAAGTCTCTCAGGCTACAAGCAAATGCTTGCGCTTCGGAAATGAGCACGCCCAGGAGCCTGGCGGGAGAGTAAACATAGATCGCCTAAGAGACGAAGTATTAGATCTTTTTGTGGCGCTTGAAGCAATTCGCAATGAAGGCTTTGACTTGTTCCCTAACTTCTCAGACCCTCGTGTGCAAGAAAAGATGCAACGACTAGAGCACTACATGGAGATATCAAAGAGACATGGACAAATGACACCCCATGAATTTGCGCGCCAGTTTGACCAGAGGATAGAACCCTCATGAAAACTATCGCATTAATTGATGGCGACATTCTTGTGTATTACGCTGCATACGCTGCCCATGGCCGGTATGTAAAAAGATACCATGCACAAGAGACCAAAGAACATGGCAGACCTGTCATGCATCTAGATGAAAACGGAAACAAGCTTGTTCTTGAGGTCAAAGAAAAAGACAAAGCTGAATGTCTCATGGAGTGTGTCACGCTTTTTGAAGAAAAGGTCAATGAAGTCTTAGAGAAACTGTTTACTGAAGACTACAAGATTGCCATAAAAGGTAAGACAAACTTTCGCGATGACTTCTATGATGACTACAAGATGCCGCGCCATAAGCAAGCAAAGAAAAGCCCCGTATCTGCTCTTGCAAGCGACCTAAGAGAAGTGCTCTCAACAATGGGCGGCTTCGTGGAGCGTGCAGTAAACAGTGAAGCTGATGACCTCCTTCGTATATGGCATGGGGAAATTGTAGAAAAAGGTGTTGATCAGCCTATTATCTGTACTGTAGATAAAGACTTGAAATGCATACCTGGTCTCCACTACCATCTTAAGACCCAAAAGGTTGTGGAAGTAGATGAACATGAGTCTCTTCGTATATTTTATAGTCAACTCCTTTCAGGTGACTCTGTAGACAATATACCTGGTTTACCTAAAATAGGGCCAATAACAGCTGACAAGTTAGTCTGCACAGCTCAAAGCGAAGAAGAGCTACAAGAGATCGTGGTAAGCAACTATATCGCGAAAATGGGGATGGAAGATTGGCTTGACTGGTTGAAGTTTAACGGTAGCCTTCTGTACATCCTTAAAACACATGATGACAAATTTGACCCAGAAGAATGGGAAGTTGTGAAGGAGATACTATGAGATTTACAATTCCAGGAACACCTGCAGGGCAGCTTGATGTGATCGCTGCAAGGACGTCTGGAGGCAAGTCAGTAATTGCGCCTCTTACAAACGGTATATGGAAGTTTGATGTACAAATGGATCCAAAAAAGTATGTAGGCTTCATTTATCTTATTGTTGATCCTTTCATGGGCCGCTTCTATCTCGGTAAGAAGAACTACTTAAGTAGACGTGGTAAAAACAAAGGGCAGCAGCTTGGATGGAAAAATTACAAGTCATCTTCCAAGTCTATCCTTGCAATGCTTGAAGAGCGGCCTTTAGAAGACTTTTCGTTTTACTGCCTAGATCAGTACATGACACAAGGCGGGCTAGGCCACGCAGAAACTTGGTCACTCTGTGTAGTAGAAGCGCTAACAACTGAAGAGTGGTATAATCGACTCATTAATAAGGTCAGTTGGAACGTCAAAGAAAAAGTTACAGAGAAACATAAGAGTAGGCTCGGTGAGCTTATCGGCAAACAAATCATAGGAGCAATTTAATGAGAAACCTGATGCAGCTATTTACTGTACTGTTTTGTGTTTCAGGGCTAGTGATAATGAACTTCCAGCTGATAGTGTTCTTTGTTGAGCAGACTATCAGTCCTACGTGGGTCGCTGCGGGAGTTATACTGTTCATCAACGGTTTAATGACCGGCTCTACTCAGTTGAAAGGAGGCAAGAGTGGCTGAAACTAAACTTCTCCCTGAAAGACACTCTTGTCCTAAATGCGGATCATCTGATGCACGAAGAGCATACAACACAGGAGGCTCTTACTGTTTCTCTTGTAAGGCGCTTTTTGAGAGTGAAAGAGAAGTTGAAGAAGCTACTAAGAACAGACCTGGGATACCGAAGGCACCTAAACCTAAGCTACAGTACCAAGGTAAACTACCAAGCGTAGAAGAGATCAAAGGGTACTTAGGCGGTGCGCTTGAAGATAGGAAGATCTCTGCTGAGATCATGGAAGCCTTCGGAGTAAAGCTAGGCTACAACGATAGCGGCACCGTGAACGCTCATTACTACCCTTATGGTAAAGAAGCGTACAAAATGAGAAGACTCCCTAAAGATTTCTTCTGGTGTCCTGCTATAGCTAAAGGCGAACTCTTCGGTAGGAACGTAGCGTTTACTGGCGGGAAGCGAAGAATAACAATCGTTGAGGGCGAGATAGATGCTCTCAGTATTGCTCAAGCAGGTTACGAAGAATACGAAGGTAAGATTTACCCTGTTGTGTCAATACCTTCGGCGTCTGATCTCAAGCCTTTGCTTGCTAATCGGGAGTGGCTCAGGTCATTCGAAGAAATTATTATCTTTTTTGACAATGATGAGCCAGGCCAAGTAGCTGCTAAAGATGCTGCTAAAATACTTGGTGCAGATAAGGTTAAGTTTCTTATCACCCCTCGTAAAGACGCAAATGATATTCTTGTAAAAGACGGTACTAAAGAGCTCACTAGAGCTATCTTTAACGCTGAAAGGTATGTACCTAGTGGCATCATCAAACGAGACGATGTATGGCTACAGCTTGAAGAGTACAATAATATCCAGTCACTGCCTTACCCTCCTTGTCTAGAGGGACTTAATCAGAAGATCAAAGGAATTAGGTTCGGTGAGATCGCTCTATTTGTCTCCGGTACAGGCTCAGGCAAAAGCACGATGCTTAGAGAGATTATGCTGCACCTAAGAGACGTTACAGACGACAAAATTGGCATCATAGAGCTGGAAGCATCCCCTGCAGAGACAGCAAGAAAACTTGCAGGGATGGCGCTGGAGAAGAACCCCGCTAAAGAAGAGATACCTATTAAAGAGCTT